TTATTCATACTACCAAAGTTTTGATAAAATGTACATGTTTATTTTTCGATAAAATCACATACTAGCTGAAAAAAATCATCGGGCTTTTCGTCTTCGAGAACCATCAGATAGTCACGAACATCTTCTGTGATGCCATGCTTGGAAAAGTATTCAGCGATTGCTCGCTGAACAGTGTCTCTACCGAAGTAACCTATGACAGGTGATACAGTCATACTTCCTCCAAAATATCAAGCATATATTCGATGATCTTTTCGAAGTCATCGTCAGGATGCAAGTGGTGATCAATTGCAACTTCGCTGTACATCTCAGTCAGATAGTCGCGAATCTCAACACCGTGAGTTCCTGAGATACCTTCATAGACATAATCGAATGGATCATCGAGGCCAGCAATGTGGTTATGTAAATTCATCATAATATATTTTTCCTTCTTTATTATAGGTCCACCTTACATTGTTTTCGAAATAATGTACATGTTTATTGTCAAAAAAAATGCGGCCGAAGCCGCATTTTCTTATCCGTACATTTGATGGTAAGATCGAACCAGATCCACCGCTTTCTCAAGGTATCGTTGAGGTCGTTCAACAAAGACTTGAGACTCAAGGGAATCATCGACTCCAATGATAATGACGATATCCTTCACTAAGATACCTGTCATCTCCCATAGCATATAAGAGTAGAGACTCGTTTGAAGAAAATAATCTTCGATCCAATCTTTTCGCTTCAGCTTCGCAGACGTCTTGTAGTCGATGATCGACAGACGACCGTCGTAGTCTGCTATCAGATCGCAAGATCCTGCTAACTTGAGATGATCAGAGAAAAGAGTACATTCGGTAGCACGAACCATGTCTACCTTCTCATCCAGAACCTTCTTAATCTGATTAAACATCATCATGTTATGAGGCATCGACGTATCGATATCGCTGCCTAATACATAGTTCTCACACATCGTATGGATGTTCGTTCCGCGAGTGGAAGCTCGGGCCGAAACTCGAGCTGCTTCGTCCTCACCGACTCTTTTCTTCCAAGCTTCAAGCGCGCTCTTATCTGTCATCTTACCGAGAACGGCAGTGACAGACGGATATCTCTTTCCTTCTGGAGTCTCATAGAGACGCGTCGGACCATCTATCCTTTGCAGTTCAGCAAATTCTAGTAATTCGTATTCGAATTCTTTACGGTTGGAGACCGAGTTTTTGTCGAGCAATTATATATTCCTTCACTAGTTTCGAACGAACAATATCTTGTTCGAGAAAATCAACATGCACAAAGTCATTTAACTTACTGATGATTTTCATGAAATCCTTCAGTCCGTTACGTTCTTGTTCTTTCGTAAGATCTGACTGACGAAAGTCGCCACAGAACAATACTCTACAACCTTTACCAATACGAGTGATCACAGAATCAAGTTCATGGAATGTCATATTATTGACTTCATCTACAATCACATAACAGTTATTCATGGTAATACCGCGAATAAATGATGTCGAGATAAACTCAATCGCATTCTTTTGTTTGAGGATCTCATACGCATCAGACCGATCAAACAGTTCAGTACAGATAGCATAGTAAGGTGCCTCATAAACTTTCATCTTTTCTTTCTGATTGCCAGGAAGAAAACCCATATCTCGTGTTGGTACTACCGATCTTACAATATAAATCTTATTTTGTACACCTTTATTTGACATCAGTGCGTCAATAGATTTCGAAAGAGCGAGGAAGGTTTTGCCGGTACCAGCCATACCATGTAACATCAAGTGTTTTCCATCATCAAAAGCATCAAATGCAATACGCTGATTTTCTGTGAGTGGATTAATATTTTTTAAATTAAAGTTTTGAGTCTTAAATGTTAGTCCTTCTTGAGTGTCACCATTTTGTCTGGCGATTCTTTTTTCTCTCTTCGTAAGTCTATGTTGTGTTTCCACTAGCTGTCCTTATTTTTTATTGCGAGCTTTATTCACTGCCTCTCTGATCTTCGTACTTTTAATATCTTTATCACCGTGTTGTTGACCGAGTGGAGAGTGTGGATTGGCATTACCGATTCTATTGAGTAGATCGTTAAAGCCTGAGTCATTTTTATGTGTGACACCTGCTATTCCTGATATAAAATGAGGTGCGCCTATAATCTCTTCGATCTCGGGATTCTCGTCAAGGAAATCTCTTTTTTGTTGATAGTTAAAGAATTCCTCGAAAACTTCTCCGGTTTCTTTGAGTCTAAATTCATAGATAGGCATTAATAATCTTCATCTTCTATCATATCTAAGAGAGTGCTTTTTGTTTTAGAACGAAGGGCAGCACGAAGCCTCTTCTCAGTAAGACGCTGGCGATTATCGTATGAGGTGTTTTTTGAATCGTCAAATTCTTCATTATATTTTCGAAAGCGCTTAACCGTGTTGCTCATTTGGAATTAACCCTGGAAAAGCTTCGTTGATTGTTGCGACGTTCAGTCCTTCGACTTTCTTATCTTTGACGGCGATTAAGAGTTCGGCATCTTTTGGATGAAGAGATTCGAGAAGACCGATAAAAAGGTTTTCGCGTTGAACTTGTTTCAGATCAGGACGATTACCGGCAAGATAAAGAGGAAGTGTACGTGCCTCTTTATAAAGTCTGCCTTCTGTGTCAAGCACTTCGCTCGGCTTATAAGGAGGAGCTCCTTCTGGTAGCCACCATCCTACGTTCGGATGGAATGCCAATTCAAGGATATACCGAAGCGTTTCATTGTCATACTGGCGTAAGATAGAAACCTTTGTTGATACATCTTTTGCTTCCTTGACTAAATCAAGGATCTCTGCGATTGCTAATGTTCTTTGCATATTAAAACTCGTTGACGCTTTCTAATAGGAGTTTGAGACGATGCTCGATAAAGTAGTTGAAGAGTTTGTCTCTTCCTTTACCAGCTTGTTGCTCGTACTGTACGAGCACTTCCTTCTTAATATCAGGAGGAATGAAGTTGAGATCAACGAGCTGCTGATTGCGAAGATAGCCGCGCAGCATCTTCTCGTCGCAGAATTCCTTCGGATCTGCATCGAGCCATTGATCTAATTTTTTCTGACTAATAGGTTTCTGTCTAGCACCGACAACGAACGTATCATCAGCTGACAAGAAGTTAGGAACACCGTCACCAGCATCGCCGCGCATGATGTGTTCTTTCATGAACTTATCGACGTCGTTTGTCTTGCGCCACTTCTTCTGTACAGGATCAAACTGCTGCACGTTCATGTAAGCTTGAAGTTGAACAAAGTCCTTATCACCAGAAAGAATTAAGATCTTCTCGTTGGTATTGCCATAGGTTTGTGCAAGCGTGCCGATGATGTCATCAGCTTCGGCTCCATCAACACGAAGTACTCGATAAGGAAAGTAATCTTTGAGTTCATCGCGAACTTTATTCAGAGACTCGAATACAGAAGTCCAGTTGATCTCTGACTTCTCACGATTCTTCCGACGATTGGCCTTGTAATAAGGAAATATTTGTCGACGCCAGTTATTACCAGCATCGCACGCAATAATCATCTCTCCAAACTCGTTCTTAAACTTCATGTTATAAGCTCTCACAGAATTGAGAACCATATGACGTAAAAGATCTTCTTCGATATCTGCATTCGTGTGGTTTCCAAGTTGTATCATTAGATTGGAAATCATAACCTGTGAAAGGTCCATAATAATCATTTCAATTTCTCACTCTTCATCTGGTAAATTATATGTGTATTCAATACTATTGTCTTCATTGTATCTAAATTCAAATATGGTGTCAGACATATTATGAAATGGATGCTCGAGATTATACTGTCGATGTAACAATGCTTTGATGCTTTCCATGACTAAGGCAACATCTTTTACATATTTATCGTCATTGATATCTACGCCATACGCTCCGAACATATTAATTATATCAGGAATCATATCATTCATCACAGCCGTCACATGATCTTTTCGAGTCTGAGTCACCTTATCATGAATTTCGTCCAAGTTCTGAGGTGGTGCATCTTCTCGACGAAAGCCTGGAAATACGATTACGTTGTCCGTCATTTAATCACCCTTAGTAGAATAGTGTCTTGATTGATTCTGCCATTTGGCTTTGATTCCACGGTCTTGATCTCGTCCATCAGCTTACGTAGGCTGACTTTACCAGCACCAAGCAATGCTTGTATCGAAGCTTCTGGTTTGCGTAAGCCTTTGCTCATAGAGGT